AATGTTTACTGGCAAACGCTACTTGATGTGGGGATATATCGACCTTGTTTCGCTCAGTCGTTTTAAGCTCAACTAAATGCCAGTGCCCAAGATGATCTAACAAAAGAACATCGGGAACACCGTGCGTGACTCTAGATTCTAAACGTGTGGCAGACCATTTTGGCTCATGCTGTTTCATGGCCTGTTTCATTTGTTGCCAAAAACTGGATTCTCTAGGCTTCCTTGTTTTCTTCGGAACGTCCAGTAGATCGTCCATGGCTTATTTCCCCATACCGGCTTTGGTATTGACGATTGATTCGTACCTTTGGCGCGTTTTGCATCTCCTGCATTCGATTCCAAGTTTCTGGTCCAAACCATAGCTTGCCTAAAAAATTAATCAGAAACATCTCTAACCTCATCTTCCCCAAACATAATGCGTTCTTTCGCTTTTGATCTTTTATTACCTTGAGATAAATCAACATCGTGAGTCAAAGGTTGATACGTCTGCTTGATTTCCTCCAGTGCCTTCATGACCTCTTCCTTAGACATCTGATCAATCGACCCTGTTCTTATCTCACTCTTACTCACATAGATGTCACCTTGCGCTTGACCACGCCGATACTCCGCTTGCACAGCGGCAGAGTAAGCCCCTGCCTCCAAAGCTGTGTCACGGATACGCTGAAGATCTCGCAGGTGACGTTGGTATTCCACACCATATTTCTGATCAAGCTCTTGACGATACTCTCGAATAGCTCGACATACATGCGGATTCAAACGTGGGTTAGTTAGTTCCGACGCACGGACGTGTGCAGATTTAGGTGGGTAACCTGCATTGATTGCCGCCTCACGCATCGTGATCTGTCCATCCTTAGCCACTAGCTCTCGAACAAACAGTTCTTGTTTACGCGTCAGTCTTTTATCGGGGCTAGGCCCTTTTCGGACGCGAGGTCTTTTTTCTTCGGGGATGACTGCGCCACGCCCTTTGGTTGTCAGTACTTTAGCGTAGCGTTCTTTTCTTGCGGGCATACTACCTCCGTTGGTATGCGAGGTATTTTCCATAAGTCAAACTCAAAAGAAAACCCCCTATATAGAGTTTTTCTGAGAATTTATTTTTTTTCAAAAAAAAAATCTCTGGCCCCTATATGCTAAATCGCGAATTAACAAATCTCTAAATACAATATTGTAACCACGTAACCTTGCTGTAACTCTCAAACCCCAGTGTTTATGCGGCTTTCGAGGCAAGGTTACACGGTTACGCCAGTTACGCCTATTTTTAATTTTTTCAAAATAAAAACAATCTCTCAGAAAAAACACTATATAGGGGATTAATTACAAGGCCTTGTTTACAAGGTGCAAGGTTGGCCTAGCAATAACAAACTCCAATTGACCTAAAACAGGTATGCCAAATCCAGTGTTTTGAAAGTTGTTTTCTGCGTACTGTTCAGCTTCTTCAGGTGTATCAAAAAAGCCAAACTGCTCTGAATTATGTGAATAAGCGTCTTCTTCTTCCATCACGTCGTAAGGAACTATCTCTAAAAACCATTTATCGTTTTCACAATCCCTATAAATAGCCGCGTGCCGTGGTTCACTCATGACGCTTCCTCCATTTCATAGCCAACGTTCTTGATAACGATTTGACCTAGCTCACCGTCGAGGCTTCGATCTTCTGTCACCTCACCATCTTCGTAGATGCCGCAGAACCACCCACCTTCATCCAAATAGTAGGCCGTTACACAGATGTCCATCTCCGTAAGCTTTTCCCACACGGGCAGAGGTTCACGCCAAGCAGTCCAACATTTGAAACTAAACCCAGCCAAGCGATTTCTTTTGTTAAGGCGATAGTCTTTGTTGATGCCATCTGTTTCGATAATTTCAACCCGACACAAATCCCATTTAGTTCCCCAATGTTCTCTGCGCCAGTCATACCACTTATCGCCTTCTCGCATTTCGATGGGCATGGGCAAAATAAAATCACAGAACCTATCTTGCTCCGTTAAGGCCGTGTAAAGTTCGGTGACGAGCATGGCGTCACCTTTTAAATCTACGGTTTGATAGCAATGGTTAGGCATTTTCGTTCTCCTTTTTGACGATTTGAAAGTAGTCAGGGCTAAGTTGCAAAGCGCCCCGATGGTTACCGAAAGCGATTCGTTCGCCTTCTTCTTTTGACCCCCACTGAAGGTTCCAGTTAGAGGAGCGGTAGTTGTCCAGCACCAACTTGCTCTCAAGCAGATCGGCACTTTTAAAAAGCTCACCGGTTGTTCGGTGAGTGGTTCGAGGTTTTACGGTGAACATAGTGCTCTCCAAAAAAGCCCCCTTTCGGGGGCGGTTGATGTATTCGTCAAAAGGTCAGTCGAATGGAACTTCGTCCCTAGATAAGTAATCCAGTTGACCGATTTTGAGAAAGTCGTCAGGAGCACTCCAAGGAATGTCCGTTCGGGCTTTGCTCATCACCTCGTCCCACCATTCTCTGCTATCGAACAGAGGGTCCATGCTATCGATTTCTCGTTTGGACAGCAGTTTAGCCAAAGGCACAATAGTCCCGCCCTCTTTAACGACCCCGACAACTAGCGAAGGAGGCCCGCTAGGGTTCTTGGCTAGGATTAAACCGAACGAGTCGTGGCGTTCGAGCATTAAGGTTTTTTCGACGGCCTTCTGAGCGAAGGTCTTGTCTTCAAGTGACATAAGTCACCTCCCAAAGTGTTTTGTTAAAGATCGCTACCCGCTGGGGGTTAGCGGTCGAAAGACTCCCTTTCGACTTTTATAGTATCGCATACGGTCGCATACAGGTCAATAAAAAAATATAGAAAAGTTAGACAAAACATGGACAAACTTTTTATTTGACACTTTTTGTGTAAAGTAAAGTTGACACTATGGTTGGGGCAGGCAAAAAAAAGCCCCGTAGGAGTCGGACGGGGCTGGGTTCAAATGTAAAAGGCCACTTTGGAAAACCACACTATAAGAACCCTAAAAGGAACGCACTGTCTCGAGTATACGTTTAGTTGCGTCTTTTTTACAAACAATACTCAAGTCTTCTTGAATTACCACAGTTTTGCCGGTTCGGTGGGCCATGGTATCTGCCGCTTCAATCGCTATCTGTATGTCTTCTATCGTTGATTGAATCACAGGTGTCGATGGCTCTGGCGTTAAGCTCTCGTTCGGCTTCAACTTTGGTTTTGGCAAACTCTCCCCAAATTTTAAGCCTTTCAATATCTGCTTGCTTAACGATGCCTTTTTCATAGTCGGCCTTTACTTTTTGTATCGCGTCATAAAAAACGGTTTTGATGTCCGTCATATTGAAAAACTTTTGGAGGTCAGTGCTTTTCCGCCCTCTTTTTCACTGTAATATTTAGCGACTTCATCTTTGATAAAAGCCTGATCATTCTTTGTCAGGTTGTCCTGCTTCCACGCCTCAGTAATGTAGCGTAGCTGTCCGCTAATCGTGCGGCCTTCAACCCGTGCAATCACCACAACTTCCTCGTAGATATCGCGAGGCATTAAAACTGATTTCCATTTAGTGGTATCCATACAATCTCTCCAATAAAAAAGGTGAGGCGTTTCAGACCTTGGTGCCTCTGACCAAGTTACGAGGAGCCACCTCCCCGTCCTAGACTTTTCGGACACTGGTGTCTTATGCCAGCATTTTGGGTGGAAGTAAGCCCCTGTCCTAGACGTTTTCGGACACTGGTGTCTTATGCCAGCGATGTTGGGTCTCCCCTGTCCTATGAGTAAATCTATACGATTATGTTAGATAATACAAGATCTAATGCACCTCTGGCTCATTTCTAAGCAAATCTTTTGCCCAGTCGGGCATGTTTTTGAATCGTGGGCCGTGATGAAAAAAGACTATCGCATCGCATGCGGGACAGTACAAGTTGGTAATGACTTCTAGCTCACCGTCTTCGTTGATACTGTCCTCGTCACCGCCCCAGACAAGTGTCATGTCTTTGCAGGTCCAACATTTCATGTTATGTCCTCGCACTCGCCCCATGATGGACCGATTTCTATGTCGCATCGGTTGGGCACTTCAATGGGTATGGCGTTTTCCATCATGCTAGATAGTTTACGCGCTTGCTCTGTGCTTTCAACGCTGAAGGCTAGTTCATCGTGGACTTGTAGCATGGGCACGTGGCCCGCGTTATAGCAGTCGAGCATCGCTTGCTTGGTCATATCGGCGGCGGACGCTTGGATAAGACGGTTGAGTGCTTTGTAGGTATAGGCACGTTTTAGGCGTGTCGTTGGCCCGTGAGTGGCGATAGCTTCTTCGCGGGGCAGGGCTTTGTGCATGGCAAAGGTATCGGGTTCCCAGAGATCGAACCGGCATTTACGGCCTTTAAGCGAACGGATGGAGCCGGAGGATCGTGGGTCTTCGAGCCGTTGTTGGACGCCCCGCATCAGGGCTTTTACAAAAGGCACTTTGTCGTGGTATTGCTGGGTCAAGGCTTTCGCTTCATCGATGGATAAGTCCAGTTGGTCGCTTAATTTATTGACACCCATGCCATACATCATACCCAGATTGATGGTTTTGGCTTGTTTGCGTGGGATGTTTGCCATCTCTGCGACCATGGTATGAAAGTCGGTGTCCATATTGGTAAGGTAAGCA